TTGTTGACCGACCAAAACACAAGGTTGATATTGACGAGAGGTTAAAGAATATTAATTTGTCAATAGCAAATGCAGAGAACAGAATGAATCTGTGGCATTATAAAGATAGATTAAGCAGACTTAGCGGTGGTGTTGCAGTTGTGCACGTAGGAGCTAATAGCGAGCTTGAGATGAAAGAAAAGAAGGATAGGGTAGATGATGCTATCCATGCAGTTAAAAGTGCCTTAGAAGAAGGTATTTTGCCTGGTGGTGGAATTGCATTGAGAAACTTGATGCTAAACAATTTTCCTAGAGTAAACAATAAAAGCTATATCGCTGGTTGGTATTCTGTATTGAATTCTTTATACTATCCATTTGCTCAAATAATAGATAATGCCGGAGTAAATGCATTAGATATTGTTAGTGGTTTAAATACACATGATTATTCTTTTGGATATAATGTATTGACTGAGGAATTTGGAGACATGTATAAGATGGGTGTTATCGACTCAACTAAAGTAATTAGAAATGCAATTGAGAATGCTGTGTCTGTATCAGCTACATTATTAACAACCGAAGCAACGGTTACAAACAAAAGAGCATAATGAGAGCATTTGGAAGAACATTGGTAATATCTGAGATAAAAGAAGAGGTAAAGAACAAGCTTGGTCTTATAATCACTGAAGCTAACGATAGAGATATTCGTTATAAACTAGGAGAAGTGTTTATGGCTGGTGAAGATGTAAAAGAAATAAATGCCGGAGATAAACTTTACTACGATAAAGTTAATGCTAGTGAGTTGAGACTAGATGGTAAAAAATACCTTATTATAAACTTAAGCGACGTAAGAGTCGTACTTTAATTTAATTTAATATGTTTGGATTTAAAAAAGACGCTAGATATTTAGCGAAAAGAAAGAGCAATGCTCTAGAAGTTTTTAATGTTGCTAAAAAGCAATTGAATTGGGTTCTTGCTGATATGGCGAACTATGCATTTCAGATTGAAGACCAAATCGAGGCTCTTGAAAAAGAAAAGAAAATTCTTGATAAGGAGTTCAAGTCAACTTCAAAAATACTTGATAAGATTGACGAGTTTTTAGGTTAGTAAGTTATAGGGGTAGTTATTCTACCCCTTTTCTTTTTTCATTCATTTTCTTAATTAACTTAGCGTACATCTTATCACTAAAAGAAACATTACTTTTGAATAATGGATTAAGCTGTACATTCTGTGGTACTGGCTCTCCTTCTAGATGTTTGTACATTTTAGCACAAGCCATTTTATACTTCTGAGTTAATGTGTACATCTTTGTATCTTTAGTACCTTCCCTCCATACTTTTATAATCTCTCTTTCCTCAAACTTATTAAGCCAATTCATTGTTGAGAAACCAAGAGTACATGCGTATCCATAAAAAGTTTCTTTATTAAAAACATTTTCGTCATATAAAAATAAAAGTAACTCAAGTTCTGATAGATTAAGTTCGTACTTCTTTTGTATGTACATTCTAACTACTCTAAAGTACTTTAAGTAAGACGAAGCCTTTTCTTTGAAGAAGTAATTTTGAGGCTTCTCTGCAAGTTTCTTTTGAATACGAATCTGTTTATCTTCGCCTATCCTCTTCATTTTTCTATATACCTTCCTAGCCATTATATTTGATTAAATTAGTGCAAATGTAAAATAAAAAAATATGTAACTTTGCAAAGATTTATAATTTACTAGTTATGGTTAATAAAAAAGAAATGTCTTGCAATAGTCCAAAAAGGACTCCAGATCATCCTAAAAAGTCTCACATTGTTAAGGCTTGTTATGATGGTAATGAAAAGATCATACGTTTTGGAGAACAAGGAGCTAGTACTGCTGGTAAACCTAAGTCTGGCGAATCTAATAGAATGAAAGCAAAGAGAGCGTCATTTAAAGCGAGACACGGAAAAAATATAGCTAAAGGAAAGTCAAGTGCTGCTTATTGGAGTGACAGAGTGAAATGGTGATATAAAGTTAAATGGTAATATTATGATAAGAAAATCAAAAGGATTTGGCGACTCAGTAGAAAAGCTAACTAAATATAGTGGGATAAAAGCATTAGTTAAAAAAGTATCTCCAAGTTGTGGATGCGAAGCTAGACAAGAAGCTTTAAATAATCCAAATCTATTAGTTAACAAGTTGTTTTATAAAAAATAATATTATGCCGTTAAAGAAAGGAAATAGCTCTAAAGTTATTAGTGCTAACATTAAGACAGAAATTAAAAGTGGTAAACCACAAAAACAAGCTATAGCTATTGCTTTATCAAAGGCTGGTAAATCTAAAAAAAAATAATTATGTCAGTAGATCCAAAAATTAAAACAAAGGTAACTATAGACCCAGATACTGGAGCTAGAGTTTTCAATCAATCATGGAGTTCTGAGATTAAAAAGAAAGAACCAATAGTAAGAAAACCAGTTGGTAGAGATACTTTTGTAACTGAGAAAAAGATAGTTTCAAAAACAGTAGTTAAACCTACTGCGAAAGAAACAAATGTAAAAACTTCTGGAGGAAGAAAGTTTAGTGAAGTAGTATCTCCTAAACCAGCTAAAGCTGTCGGAATGGAATTAAAAGCAAAGGCGGATATTAAAGAAAGAGCTCCTCAATCTATAAAAAAAGAAAAGATTAAAGTGAAAGCTGAAATGGATGATAAAGGGCTTTTAATTAATAATCCAGGAATGAAGCTTGAAGATATAAAAAGAAAGATTGAGAAAAACAAAGAAGCTTCAATCAGAAAAAGTAATCGATCTGTTAAAGATAGTGGTGGATTATTTAGTAATGAAAAAAATAGAAGTTCAAGCGCTTGTCAAAGCGGATGTAGATAATTATAAAAAAACAAATCATGAAAAAAGCAATGCCTAAAAAAGTTGTTGAAAAAGCAACAGGAGAAAAATACCCATCTAAGAAAGCTATGATGAAACACGAGAAATCAGAGGGTAAAAAAGTACAAAGTAAAGAGCAGTCTGCTTTTTTAAAAATGATAGCTTCTAAATCTAAAAAGAAATAAGAAATGTTACAGCCTAAAAAGAAAAGTACAAAAGTAATAGTAACTCCAAAGTTTACTATGTTTGGTCAAGCTAATGCTGCTAGAAATAACTCAGAAGGAGAATACACTGATACACCTGCTAAAAAACAAGATAGTCTAGAATATAGAGCTGGATTTAATTTAGGTGTTAGAAACAAAATGAAAGGTGAAAACAAAAAAATGTACCAAGAAACTGAGTTTCAAAAAATGGGTAGATGGGAAGGTCAGAATCACTCTTTTAAAAACAAAGACGCAGAGGTTATCTCTAAAAAAATAAATAAGTAATGGGATTAGGTAGAACTGCTAAGTATTATAGAGAAAATCCAGAGGCTAGAAAAAAGCATCAGAAAACTTCTAAAGAAGCAGCAGCTAAACCTGAAGCTATTAAGAAAAGAATGGAAGCTAATAAGTTCAATAGAATGAAAGGAACTTATGGTAATGGAGATGGAATGGATGCTAGTCATGTCAACGGAAAGGTTACTAAACTAGAGAAAGCAAAAACAAATAGAGCTCGTGGTGGAGCTTTAAAAAAGTAAGTGTATGAAAGACAGTTGCTATAAAAAAGTAAAGGCTCAGTATGATGTTTTTCCATCGGCAAGAGCTTCTCAGGCAATTGCTAAATGTAGAAAGGCTAGCGGATCTGTTAAAAAAACAGAGAAAGGAACTAGTCTTAAAAGATGGGAGAGTGAAAAATGGACAGATACAAAAACTGGGAAACCATGTGGAGCTGGTGGTAAAAATGAGTATTGCAGACCTAAAGTTAAAGTATCTTCTAAAACTCCTAAAACCATATCTGAGATTAGCCCTTCAAAATTAGCGGCTAAGAAATCTGAAAAGAGCAGAGTTGGTATGGGTAAAAGAGTTTCTAAAGTATAAATGTTGAAAAGAACAAAAAATAAATGGCTAGAATAAGCACTTATGATATAGACCCAATTGTCACGGCAAATGATAAATGGATTGGTACTGATTTTAGCGGTGGAATAACTAAAAACTTCACTCCGCTAAAACTAGCTGATTTCTTTAACGAGTCTGGACTTATAGGTGTTGTTAATCAGATTAACTTCAAATACTACCAGACATTTGTTGGTGATAGACCAGAAGGATCTATAACTACATTAACTCAAGCACCCACTTTCTCTTCGTTAACTAACATCAAGGTTAGTGAAAAGAATAGTGGGTTAAAATATATCGTAGATATTATGAATACTTTTATTCATGATAATATAATGATTTCAGATACATCAAATCCTAATAAGTTTGGTATATACAAATTGATAGATATACAAGAAGATTTATCTGAAGTAGGTTTTTACAACCTTACTTTGGAACTTATAGAGGCAAATGGTAGTTTAGAAGATACTTATATATATGGAGTTACCTCTATAGCTGATAGCTCTTCTTTGGATAAAAATTATATACATACACAATCTTCTGCTTCAAATACTTGGACAATTACACATAATTTAAAAAAATACCCTTCTGTTACAATAGTTGATTCTGGAAATAATTCAGTTGTAGGAGAAATTGAATATACATCTTTAGATGTAGTAACATTAAGATTTAACGCCTCATTTTCTGGAAAGGCATATTTTAACTAAAAGATAAAAATGAAACACTTAAGTAATTTAGATTTAACTGGTAATGAATTACAAAACGCTGTAATACAACCACTTGGAACACCACCTTCAGGAGCAAAAGAAGGTCAAATATATTTTGATTCAACAGCTGGTGATAAGAAATTGTATTTTTACAATGGAACTCAATGGGTTGCTATACAAGATACAGATAATTATGTAGATGAAATTACATTTGCATCTGGTACTGGTGTTCTTACATTAGGTAGAAGTGGAGCTTTGGCTGACTTAACAGTTAATTTGGATGGTAGGTATTTAACTGCTCATCCATCTGTATCTGCTGCTTCATCTGTAAATAATTCAGGAAGGACTTATATACAAGATATAACATTAGATTCTTTTGGACATATTGTTGGTATTGTTTCTGCAACTGAAACTGTTGAGGATACAAATACTACTTACACTGTGAGTGTTGGTGTTGGAGGAAGTAATTCATCTACAATTATTTTAACTGGTTCTGACGCATCAACTGATAGCGTTACTATCGCTGGTACTACTGGAGAAATACAAGTTACAGAGAGTGGAGACCAAATAACGATTGGATTACCTGATGATGTAAATATTACTAATGATTTAGTTGTAGGTGGTGACTTAACCGTAAATGGTTCTGTTACAACTGTTAATACAGAAACTATTTTATTAGCTGACAATATAATTACTTTAAATAGTAATGCTACTGGTAGCGCTACTCAAGATGCTGGTATTGAAGTAGAGAGAGGAGATGATCCAAACCGTCAATTAAGATGGAATGAAACTACTGATAGATGGGAGATCCAAGCAAATGATGGTAACTTCTATGCTATTCAATATGTAACTGGAAGTGCTCCAGTTCAAAGTGTTGCGTCAGCAGATAGTTCTGTAACTGTAACTAATACGTCTGGAGCTGTAGATTTAGCTATTAATAATGCTAAATACTCTTACGCTTCTACCATTGGTAATGGTTCGTCAACAAGTTACACAGTAACTCATAATTTAGGTTCTAGAGATGTAGAGGTTCAATTATTCGATTTGGTTTCATATGAAACTGTTATATCAGATGTTGTTAGATCTACTACAAATACAATTACAGTGTCATTTACAACAGCTCCTGCAACAGCAAGCATTAGAGTATTAGTTAAGAAAATAGGATAATAAAACCTCGATATGAGTCAAAAAATAAAAACATCTGTTGAGATAGATGGTTCTTTAAAAGCATCTCAAATAGAAAACGCTACTGTTGATACTGATAAATTTTTAGTATCAGATGGTGGTACAGTTAAGTATAGAACAGGAGCTGAAATGCTATCTGACTTAGGTGTAGTTGCTGGAACAGCTAATCATGTTCAACACCAAGTTAAAGCTGGAGTTGCAATAAGTAAAGGACAAGCTGTATATGTTACATCAGATGACGGAACAAACATGATTGTAGGATTAGCGTCTAATGACTCTGAAGCCACATCATCAAAAACAATGGGATTGCTTAACGCAACAGTTTTACCTAATGGTTTTGCTGACGTTATAACAGAAGGTCTTTTATCTGGTTTAAACACAAGTGCTGCTGTAGTTGGTAATCCAGTATGGTTAGGTGTAAATGGTAATCTTATTTACGGATTAGCAAATAAACCATACGCTCCAAATCACTTAGTATTTATAGGTATTGTTACCAGAGTAAATAATAATAACGGTGAGATATTTGTAAAAGTACAAAATGGATTTGAACTTAACGAAATACATGACGTAGATTTATACACAACAACACCAACTGGTGGAAATATACTTGCATTTGAAGGTGCACCTGTTAATCTATGGAGAAATAAAACAATACCATCTGTATTAGGTTATACACCTGTATCACAAGCAAGAACATTAACAATAAATGGTACCACATTTGACTTGTCAGCAGACAGGTCTTGGACCATAGCATCAGGTGTAACTAGCTTTAATACTAGAACGGGGGCAATCACTTTGACATCAGGAGATGTTACAGGGGCTTTAGGATACACACCTTACAACGCAACTAACCCTAATGGTTATATTTCTTCCTATACAGAAACAGATCCAACAGTACCATCCCATGTAAAAAGTATAACTACTACCGAGAAATCAAACTGGGATACAGCATACGGATGGGGCAATCATGCTTCTGCTGGGTACGCTTTGAATAATCATACACATATTATTTCTGCTATTGCAGAATCAAGTGTATCTCCAAGTGGTATTTCTATTCAAGCTGGTCCAGGAGGTAGTAATACACAAGGATGGACATATCCTTATGGAACTAAGTTATCAGCTATAACAGGCGCTGGTAGAAGTTTTGAGATAATGTCTACAACATACCCTGATGGGCAATTAGTTTTAAGAACTTTGGGTAGCGGTGGAACATGGGATTCTTGGAAGACAATATTGGATACAAGCAATTATTCAACATACGCAGTACCACTATCAAGAACAATTACTATTAATGGTACATCGTATGATTTATCAGCTAATAGAAGTTGGACAGTAACAGCTAATGAAACGGATACATTATCCACTGTAACAGGTAGAGGTAATACGACTACTTCAAATATATCTGCTAACGGAGTTAGAATTGGTAGAAACTTCGGCTTAGCGAATAGAGCTACTGTTAGACTTGACTCTAATGGAGATTATCCAGCAGATGTTTTATTTGGTAGAGATGTCAATTATGCTGATTCAAGTTGGAATGGCGTATATTGGTCACTTAGTTCTAGAGGGTCTAATGAAAGTAATTCATTTAGATTATACAGGGGAATTGCAAATACAGGAACTACCGAATTAGTAGTTCTTGATGTTAGTACAGGAGGTTCTGTTGTCGCATCAGGCGATTTTAGAGCACCTATGTTCTACGATTCAAATAACACAGGATACTACTTAGATCCCAATGGCGGAAGTAATCTAAACAATGTAACTGCTAATGAATTCTATTCTAATGGATGGTTTAGAAATAACACTAATAATACTGGATTATATAATCAAGCAAACGCAAATCACTTTTATTCTAGGGGAGCTTCTAGATGGGGTATAACTGGAAATAGCACAGGAAGTGATATATACTTAGATTTTTACGGAAACCATCAAACAACTTATAGAGGATCAGTACATGCTGACACAAATAGCTCTATTGGATTTTTAACAAATGATGGCGGATGGGGTCTTAGAATAGAAACAAATAAAAACGCTCATTTTCACGGTAATACTGTATATATTGGAGCTGATGGGCAATCATCTTCTAATATTATAATGAGGGATGGTGATCATGGGGATAGACAGATACATTGTAATTCAAATAGAGTTGGGTTTTTAAATCAGAGTGGCGGATGGGGTTCATGGTGTGAAGATAACGGTAACTGGATAAGTGACACTTCAATACAATCACCTATATTCTATGACTATAACGACACGACCTATTATGTTAATCCAGATTCAACTTCTGTTATATCTACATTAAAAACAGCTAGAGGAATAAAAGACACTAGTAATGTAAGAATATTAATGCCTGAAGGCGGTTCATACGTAACAACAGCATCAACAATTACTGGAGCAATTAGAATATTGCTACCTACGCAAGGCTCCGCTATGATGATGACATGTACCGTTAAAGTATATGAGTACTCGACTAACAAGTCTTTTACTATAACATTTGGTGGCCATAGAAATTCCGCTAATTGGCATAACGAATTTTGTTATATGGATGGCGGAGAAAACAGAAATAATCTTACTGTAAGATTTGGTTTAGATAGCGGTAAAGATTGTGTGTATATTGGTGAAACAGACACGGTTTGGTCATATCCTCAAGTATTTGTAACAGACGTTGAATTAGGATATACAGGATATAATACAACTTGGGAAAGCGGGTGGAGCGTAGGATTTGTTACATCATTTCCTGACGTAAGAAGAACTCAGACTGCTTATAGAAAATTAACTACATCAAACTATAGTAGTTATGCTCTTCCATTATCTGGGGGGGCAATGACTGGTCAAATATACGCGCCGTCTTTTGGTACTGGAGTTTACGATGGAGCTATACAGATTAGAGAAACTGGATATGTTTTAGCTACACAATATGATTGGGGATATGCACCTGCTATAACTTTCCATTGGGGTAATAGATTTGTTAAAAAATTCGGAGCTCGTAGCGATGGTCAGTTTGCTGTAGATGATGTGCCTATTGTTCTTGCTAATGGAGGTACGTGGTCAATTAATATAGCAGGTAATGCAACTACAGTAGGTAATGCAAGTGTAAATACTCTTAGAGGAAATGTAGGAGCAAATCCAGTAAACTTTACGGTTGGTGGAGATGCTAACACATATTATCCAGTTCAAATTAGTCCTGGAGGGCAGTATGGTTTTAATAGATATTCTATATATAGAGGATATAGTGAAGCAGCTCCTTGGGATCCAATTGGAACTGGAGTACACAAAGGAGGGTTAACTTTTACATTTGATTGGTCAAGTGATATTGCTTGGGGAGGTAATGACCAGTCTTATAGAGTTATGCAGTTCAATGAAACCTATACAACAATGGTAGCTGGTATGACAAATCCTGTTACTGGAGGTATGATAGTATGGCTAAGAGGAGGTGGAGCTGCGTATCATTTACAAGGTCCAAATGGTATAAATCATGATGTAACCGTTTATTATAGCGGCTATACTGCTGCAAATGGAAGTTTTTTTGGAGTAAGAACTAACCTTACAAATGTAGCTGGAGAAATAATGTCTAAATATCCTATAAGGGATCATGGAGATGGTCAAATGTTTGTAAATAATAGTAAAGTGTTATATGAAGGGTCTTGGATAAATAGTAAATATTTTGGTACAGACGGTAACATATATGCAGCTAAATTCTCAGATTCAGACGACGGAAGTTATTATGTTGAACCAGCCGCTTCAAGTATTTTATATAATTTAACATTAAATGGAGCTAAACATACTTATCTACATATAAATCCAGGAAATGGATACGAAGCAATGGTTAGGTATGATGGAGGTTCTGGTAATACTTGGTATGTTGGTAAAAGAACAACAAGCACTACTCAGGTTGGAACAGAAGGATTTCATTTTTATTCAACTGCTGCTGGAGATACTGTTGCGGGTATAGACACTGCTGGTACATTTAAAACAAAAGGTGATGTTGTCGCGTATTCTTCTTCTGATAGAGAATTAAAAGATAATATATCACCAATACAAAATGCTTTACAAAAAGTAAAACAAATTGGAGGGTACGAATTTGATTGGAATGACAAGCAGACAACTTACGAAGGTCATGATATTGGAATTATTGCTCAAGAAATTGAAGCGGTATTGCCAGAAGTTGTTACAACAAGAGATACAGGATTTAAAGCTGTTAAATACGAAAAAATAGTACCTTTACTTATTGAAGCAATCAAAGAGCAACAAACACAAATAGAAGAATTAAAAGAATTAGTAAACAAATTAATAAATAAATAATAATGGCAATTACCTACACATTTTTAACAGACAACACAATGAAGCTGGAAATAGCTCCAGAATTAAATGGATTAGAAAAAGTAATTACTAGAGTAAGATACAACTATGTTGGTGTAGATGAAAATGGTAATGAAGGAACATTTGCTGGAGTAACACCAATGGCTGCTCCAAATTCAGAAGGTTATAAACCTTTTTCAGAACTAACACCAGAAGATATAATATCTTGGTTAGAAGCTAAAGCTGATTTGGCTCACATGCAAGAAAGAATTTTAAAACAAATTGAAACTAAAATTACACCTAAGTATGTTGAGACAGCTGCTCCTTGGGCTCCAGTTGAAGATATCGATGAATTAGCTGTAGAACCAGCTGTAGAACCAGAGGTATAATATGACAATGCCAGCATCAAGTACTATTAGAATGTCTCAAATCAATACTGAGTTGGGACGTTCTAGTACAGCATTAATATCGCTAGATACTGCAGAGAACGGTGGATATGCTGCTATAAATCAAGCAAGTGTAAGTAGACCAAGCTCTAGTAATCCAGCTTCGCTTTCTGAATGGTATAATTATAATCACAATGCAACTGTATTGCAATATACATATACATTATATTATGGATCAGGAAATACGAGTAGTGGATTGTTTGGATTTACAACTAGTTCAGCAGCGTGCTCTTCGACATCTCCGTCTGTAACAGTTTACTCTAGTTCTAGCACTATAGCTCCAAATATGTATTTGTATTCTGATCAATACGGCAATATGCCAGCATGGTCGACATCTTATAATACAGGAACTCCTTATTTTAAACTAAATAGTTCTTTAATAAGAATGCAAGTTAATGACCTTGAAATACAAGTAGGTTATGGAGTATATGATGTATCAACATGTGTTGCTCCTTCTGTAGTTTTCAATAATACTTATTACTGGAGTTACACATCGTTTGGTCAAAGTGCTTCAGGAACTGTTACAATAACAGGTGCCGCTGCAACCTTCTACGCAAGAGGTGTTGTAATAAATAGTGGATCAGCAGTAGTTACAAATATAACTATAAATGGAATTTCAAGAAGTACAAGTAGATTTAGCACACCAGGTACAAATGACTCAACAGGATTTACATTATCTCCTGGAACATACTCATATTCTGCTACTATATCATTACCACAAGCTGGAGCTATTGGTGGAGGGATCGTTTGGACACAATAATAAATAAATAAATAAAAAAATGGCTAAAATTAACGAAAAAAGCTTAGAAGCTTTAAATAACATAAGTATAGAAATGTCAACTAATATGGAAATTCCAGGCGCTACTATATCTTATCATTTAACTAATGATTCAAATGAATTACAAAATGTAATATCATTTGGTAGTTTTAATGTTGATGAAGATTTTTATAATACATACGCTACAAATAAAGAATACATAATCAACTGGGTTGTAGAACAATTACAGTTAAATTTGATTTAAAATGGCAAAAGCAAAAAACGAATCTATTAAATTAGAAAAGAAAAATATTAGCAGACCAGGAGTTCACTCTAAGTCAAAGACATCCTCTTTAAAGGACTCTAAAAATTACAAGAAATCATATAAAGGACAAGGAAGATAATGAAATATATTAACTACATATTTGCGTCATTTATACTATTTTTTGTACCTATATACGGTTTGTTGATTTCTGTAGGTGCTTCTATAATACTAGATACTGTAACTGGTGTTTATAAGAGTATAAGATTAGAAGGATGGAGAAGTATTAGAAGTAGAAAACTTTCTAATGTTATAAGCAAGATGGCTTTGTACGAAGTTTGTATTATACTTTTATTTGTGATAGACAAATATGTACTTAATGAATTTGTTAAACACGCTTTTGGGTTTGACTTTATGTTTACTAAGATTTGCGCCATACTATTGATATTCACAGAATTGGTTTCTATAAAAGAAAACATAGAGGAGACTTTTAAGATAGATATTTGGAAATTACTTAAAGGAACTTTCAATAGAGCAAAGGAAATAAAATCGGATATAAACGAATTAACAAACTAATGACTACTCAACAAATAACTAAAAAATACGGAACTCCGAACGAGACTGGTAGTGGTTATCTTGTAAAAATACAACTACCATATCCAATGAGGTTGGCTTGGGATACAGATACGGTAGTTAATACTATGATGTGTCACAAATTAGTATCTGCTAAATTTCTAGCTGTATTTAGTGAAATACACAGAGTTTACGGTTATGAAAAGATAAAAGAGTTAGGTATTGACTTATTCGGTGGTTGTTTTAACTATAGAAAAATGAGAGGTGGTAACTCTTGGTCGACACACTCTTGGGGTATAGCTATTGATTTAGATCCAGCTAGAAATCTTTTAAAAGAAACATCAAAGACTGCTAGATTTGCAAGACCAGAATACAAAACTATGATTGATATATTTTATAAACATGGTTTTGAATCTTTAGGAAGAGAGAAGAATTATGATTGGATGCACTTTCAAATAAAAGAATAATGAAAAAGATACTTATTATATTATTATTAATACTGAGTTCTTGTGCTGCAAGAAAAGTAGATGTTTCTAAAGAATCTATAAGTACAAAAGTAGATAGCTCTTTAGTTGTAAAGGTAGATGGTACTTATGTAAAAGATAATAACGTATTTGTAAACGAGACTATTGAGGAGGTTGAGTATAAACCTTTAGATAGTTTAAAACCAATGGTTATAAACGGTAAGTCATACACAAACACAGTTATAAAGTCAAAGAAAAAAAGTTTAGTTAAAATAGATAAAACCAAAGCTATAGCTAAAGTATCTTCTTTAAAAAAGTTAAATGTAAAAAAAGAAGCTACTAAAAAAGTGTTTCTTAAAAAAGTTGATAAGAGAACAAACTATTGGATGTATCTTTGGTTTTTATTACCAGTTATTATTATATGGATAATAGATAAATACGGTAAGTTAGCATTTCCATTTACAAAGTTTTTTAAATAAAAATAACTATATTTGCATATTAATTTAATTAAATACAAACATGAAAGACAAAAAAATTTCAGATATGATTGAAAATCGTATCACAGAACATCAATTAGGAAAGTTACGTAACTTTGAAGAATCATTTGCCAAAGGAAGAGACATGGTTGGAGGGATGACTCTTCAGTATGAGTTCCAAAAATCTTCTTTATTAGCTCAAATCGCAGAGTTGGACAAAGACTTTCAAAAACTTAAGTCAGATTTAAAAGATCAATATGGAGATATTGATATAGATTTAAGCACTGGAGTATATACTCTGAAAGAAGTTACAGAAGAATAAAGAATAAGCCATCCTAACCGATGGCTTTTAAAATTTAATATAATGCAAGAAATAAGAAAAGTCAGCATAGGAAATGACTACAAGAATTCTATGCACTACGTTGTTGGACAACCTGTGTTTGGCAACTATGTAATACATGTAATACAAAGAGTAGAAACTGGTGTTATTATATGGATAGAGAAAGATAAAGAGGTTCTTTGTTGGAAAGAAATAAACAACAATACTCCAATGGTATTAGAATTTAATATTAACTTCTAATGAGGTCTCCGTATAACTTTATAATATCTCCAATAGGGGATCAATATTCCAATACAAAGAATATAGGTGGTGTAGAGGTAACTTTTAATACTTCTTTAGATTTAGCTAAATATGTAAATAGAGTTGGAGTTGTTATTGAATTACCAACTTACTACAAAGGAAATATAAAAGTAGGAGATGTTGTTGTTGTTCATCATAACATATTTAGAACTTATCATGATATGAAAGGTAGACAGACTAAATCTCCAGAATTCTTTAGAGATGATTTGTATATTGTTAGTCCTGATAGGGTTTATCTTTATAAGTCAAACGGAATATGGAGGTCTAACTTAAACTACTGTTTTGTAAAACCAATTGCTAGAATACAAAATGAATTACTACACTCTACTGATAAAGAAGAGAAACATGTAGGAGTTGTTGTATATCCTAGTAGAAACCAAGAAGATAACTTAAATCTTAAGAGCGGTAGCTTTGTGGCTTTCACAAAGAACAGTGAATATGAGTTTGAAGTAGATGGTGAAAAGATTTACAGAATGTACGATAGAGACGTTGTAATAGAATTAAATGAATTATGAAACACGATCACGCACAACTAAAAGAAATGATCATAGAAGCCGCTTATAAGTCCGTTATAGAGCTTATAAAAGTATTGGCTGATGAGATCATATCTGACGATACACTTGATGATATATCTGCTGACAAAATGAGGAATGCTGTTTTAGCAAAGAAAACTGCTTTAGACGATGCGTTTTATATCTTATCAAAGATAGAGAGTGAAAAAAATATGCTTGAAGGTAATAAAGAAGAAGAAGTAGATGAAGTCAAATTCCAATCATTCGCAGAAAAAAGAAGTAAAGGAAGATAATAGTCTATTCAGAATTATTGATAAGATAGACTCAAAAGATATTGATAGATTAAACAAGAAGAAAGAATGGAAGTATGGGTACAACCCAGAATTCGATGTTGTTGTTATATCTAAAGATGGTACCATTGGAGAGGTTTATGAAATACAGGGATTACACGTAGCATTACCTTCTACTCCTAAAGGAGTGTATAAGAGAGATAGAAAGAAAGAGGAACAGTACTGGACTCCTTTTGAATATCCTAAAGAACTACAGAAAATAACGTCTGTATTCCAATGGAACGAATATCCGAATGAATTCAAAAATAAATACGTTGAGTATATAGAAAATGAATTTGATAGAAGAGATGAAGGATTCTGGTTTTACAATAATGGTAATCCAACGTATGTAACTGGTACTCACTACATGTACCTTCAATGGACAAAGATAGATGTTGGTCATGCTGAATTTAGAGAGGCTAACAGAATATTCTTTTTGTTTTGGGAGGCTTGTATTGCAGACGAAAGAAGTTATGGAATGTGCTATTTGAAGAATAGACGTTCTGGTTTCTCATTTATGTCTTCTGCTGAATTAGTAAATACAGCTACACTTGCACGTGATAGTCGTTTAGGTATTCTATCTAAGACTGGTAATGATGCCAAGAAGATGTTTACAGATAAAGTTGTCCCTATCTCTGGTAACTATCCATTTTTCTTTAAACCAATCATGGATGGTATGGATAAACCTAAGACTGAATTAGCTTATCGTGTACCAGCTTCTAAGATAACAAAGAATAATATGTCTTCTTTAAAGGATGATGTAGATGGTCTTGATACTACAATTGACTGGAAGAATACTGCTGATAATAGTTATGATGGGGAAAAGTTATTAAGACTAGTGCATGACGAGAGTGGTAAGTGGGAAGTTCCTAATAACATTCTTAACAACTGGAGGGTAACTAAAACTTGTTTGCGTTTAGGTAGAAGAATTATTGGTAAATGTATGATGGGTTCTACATCAAACTCTATATCAAAAGGTGGTGGGAATTACAAATCATTATACAATGATTCAGACGTTACAAAAAGAAATGCAAATGGACAGACACTTAGTGGACTTTATGCTTTATTTATCCCAATGGAGTGGAATTTTGAAGGATACATTGATATATATGGTCAACCAGTTTTTAGAACGCCTGAGAAGCCAATTAGAGACATTCAGGGAGGCTTTATTTACACAGGTGTTATAGATTACTGGGAGAACGAAGTTAGTGCCTTAAAAAACAATTCTGACGCTTTAAATGAATTCTACAGACAATTTCCAAGAACAGAGAGTCATGCGTTTAGAGATGAAGCTAAAAACTCTTTGTATGATTTAGCTAAGATATACGAACAGATAGATTATAATGATGGATTAGAGATAAATAGAATTGTAAATACTGGTAAGTTTGCTTGGAAGAATGGTATTAAAGATAGCGAGGTTATTTGGATTCCTAGTAAAGATGGTAATTTCAAAGTTACTTGGTTCCCTAACAAAGATATGACCAATAAAATAGAGGTCAAGAACGGTAAGAAATATCCAGCGAATATACACGTAGGTGCTTTTGGATGTGATACTTACGATATATCTGGAGTAGTAGGTGGTGGCGGATCTAAAGGATCACTACATGGTTTGACTAAGTTCAATATGGATGATGCTCCTAGCAACTTTTTCTTTTTAGAATACATTGCTAGACCTAGAACATCAGAAGAATTTTACGAAGACTGTTTGATGGCTTGTGTTTTTTATGGTATGCCAATACTAATTGAGAATAACAAGGTTGGTCAATTAAGATATTTTTACAATAGAGGATATACTGGATTTTGTTTAAGAAGACCCGATAAGCACAAAAATGATTTAAGTTCCTCTGAAAAAGAACTAGGAGGTATACCTTCATCAACTCAGGTAATTGAATTGCACGCAAATGCATTAGAAGCTTATATAGATCAATACGTTGGTATTGATTATAGTGGTCAGTTTAGAGAGGCAGGAAAGATGGGTAATATGTTCTTTAATAGAACGTTATTAGATTGGGCAAACTACGATATAAGTAATAGAACTAAGTTTGATGCAACTATTAGCAGTGGTTTTGCTATAATGGCTAATCAAACGTATGTATCTAAGCCCATTAGAAATAATAAAGAAATATTGTTTAATTTTGCAAGATATTCCAATAAAGGATTACAAAGCGAATTACTAAAATAAATATGAGTCAAGACTTTTCATTACCTAACGTATATTTTCCAGACCAATTAGCAGATGATACTACTAAAATGAGTGAGGAATACGGTAGAAGTGTAGGACACGCAATTCAAGGGGAGTGGTTTAGAAAATCATCTCTTAATGGTTCTAGATTCTATACAAATAGAGACCACTTTCACAAACTAAGATTATACGCAAGAGGAGAACAACCTGTTCAAAAGTATAAGAAAGAGATGAGTGTTAATGGAGATATATCTTATCTAAATTTAGATTGGACTCCAGTTCCTATTATACCTAAGTTTGTAGATATTGTTGTTAATGGAATGTCTACAAGACAGTATGAAGTAAAAGCTGAAGCTATTGATAGTATGTCTTCAGAAAAAAAAGGAGCTTACAAATTTGAATTAGAAAAAGCAGTAGCTGGTAAAGATATTTTAAAAGACGCTAAAGAGCTTTTAGGTATAAATATGTATCCAATTCCAGAAGACCAAATGCCTGATACAAAACAGGAACTTGAACTTCATATGGAATTTTATAAAGATGAGATAGAAGTTGTTGAAGAGAAAGCTATTAATAATGTTTTAAAAATAAATAACTACGATTTAACAAAAAGAAGATTAGATGAAGATGCAACTGTATTAGGTGTATCTGCTGCTAAACACTCTTTTGACACTCACAACGGTATAAAAATAGAATGGTGCGATCCAGCAAATATGGTTTGGTCTCCAACAGAAGACCCTACTTTTCAAGATTGTTACTACTTTGGAGAAGTTAAAAATGTAAATATTACGGAGTTAAAAAAGATAAATCCTAGTTTAACTCAAGAAGATATTAAAGAAATATCTAAACTAGCTTCTAAATGGGATGCTTATCAAAATATACAAGGTGGAAATTCACTTGGAGGAAACTTAAATAATAATAGTGCTACGTTATTATTCTTTGCTTTTAAAACAGATATGAATGTTGTTTATAAGAAAAAGAAAAATGGTAATGGAGGAGATAAGATTATAAAAAGAGATGATTCTTTTCAAGGACCTAAAACAGGAGATGCTCAATTTGAAAAACTATCTAAAAGAATAGATGTTTGGTTTGAAGGAGTATTGGTTTTAGGAACTAACTACATATTAAAATGGGAGGTTATGAAGAATATGGTTAGACCTAAGTCTTCTATATCAAAAGTTTACCCTCCTTATGTATTATCAGCTCCTAGAATGTATAGAGGATCTATTGATTCATTAGTAAAGAGAATGATTCCTTTTGCTGACCAAATACAATTAACACACTTAAAATTACAACAAGTAGTATCTACTATGAAGCCAGATGGTGTTTATTTAGATATTGATGGTTTAAGTTCTATAAATTTAGGTAACGGAATGTCTTACACTCCGGAAGAAGCTTTGAATTTGTATTTCCAAACTGGTAGTGTTATTGGTAGAAGTATGACTGAAGATGGTGAATTTAACAATGGTAAGATACCAGTTCAAGAGTTAACTGCTTCAGGAGCTAATGCTAAAATACAATCACTAGTTGGTATGTATAATCAATACTTAGGTATGATTAGAGCTGTAACTGGATTAAACGAGGCTAGGGATGGAAGTATGCCGGATGAGAATAGTCTTGTTGGTGTTCAAAAATTAGCAGCATTAAATTCAAATACAGCTACAAAACATATTTTAGAAAGTGGTTTGTTTACAACTAGAAGACTTGCCGAATGTATTTGTTACAGAATGTCTGACGTATTGGAGTATTCCGATATGAAAGAAGATTTTGCTAATATGATTGGTGGAAGCTCTATGGATACTATAGAAAAAATTAAAGATTTACATTTATATAACTTTGGTATTTATATTGAGTTAATGCCTGATGAGGAAGAAACTCAAATTCTTAATCAAAATATACAAGCTGCATTGTCGGCTGGTAAAATTGATATTGATGATGCAATTGATATTAGAAATGTAAAAAATGTAAAAATAGCTTCTCAATTATTAAAATTAAGAAAGAGAAAGAAAGAAGAGAAAGATCAAGAGCTTCAAAAACAAAATTACGAATCTCAGGCTCAATCTCAAGCTAAATTAGCTGAATCTACTTCTCAATCTAAAATGCAATTAATACAAGCTGAGTCTCAGTCTGATATTCAATTAGAACAATTGAAACACCAAAATGAGATGGAAAAACTTAAGATGGAGTTTGAAATGAAAGCTGAGTTAATAAAACTTCAAGAAGGAATGAAAGCTGAAGTTAAACAAGGTGAGATGACAATGCTAAATCAAAAAGAGCAAGAAAGAGAAGATAGAAAAGATAAGAGAACAAAGTTGCAAGCGACTCAACAATCTAAAATGATTAAACAAAGATCTAAAGACGAAGATGCAATAGACTTTGAAGATGAAGATGATTTTGGTAGTATTGATGAGATATTTAATACTATTTAAAAATTCATAACTTTGCAAAAAATTTAATTTAATATTTAATATAATGGAAGGATTTACTTTTAAAGTCTTAGATGACGATAGTGAAGTACAAAGTCAAGTTGAAGATACTCAAGTTGATGATACAATTGTAGAAGATGACTCACAAGTTGACGATACAAATAATGACGATTCACAAGGTGATGACTCACAAGTTGATGAAACATCAATTGAAGATACACAATCTGACGATGTTGAGCCACAAGATATTGATGATGCTAGGGTATTAAGTTACTTAAAAGAGAGATATCAAAAAGAGTATAACTCTTTAGATGAAGTTCTTACGCAAAAAGAAAAAGCTGAGTTACCAGAAGACATTAGGAAACTTATGGAATTTGGTGTTGATAATTATCTTAAGATAAATAGAGACTGGGATTCAGAGAATGATGCTACTATTCTTAAGGAATATTACAAACAAACAAAACCTCATCTTGATGATGAAGACATTGCATACTTATTAGAAGAAGAATACTCTTACGATGAAGATGTAGATGACGAAAGAGATATCAAAAAGAAAAAGGTTTTATTAAAAGAAGAATTGTTTAGAGCTAAAGGCTATTTGAATGATTTAAAGGAACAATATAAAGTTGATTTAGGGTCTAATTCAACTGAAGTTACTGAAGATTATAAAAAAGCTTTTAATTTCTATCAAGAATATACTGAGACTTCAAAAAAAGAAGCTGAAATTGCTCAACAAAAGTCAAATGTATTTTTAGATAAAACAAATAGATTGTTCAATAGTGAATTCAAAGGTTTTGAATTTAATCTAGGAGACAAGAAACAAGTTTTTAAACCTAGTGATGTACTAGAAACTAAAAATGCACAATCTGATATTAGTGGCGTTATTTCTAAACACCTAGATGAAAACGGGTATTTAAAAGACGAACACCAATATCACAAGGCTTTGGCAATGTTTAGAGACCCAGATGGTTTTGCTAAGTTCTTTTACGAACAAGGTAAATCAGATGCTACTGATACTGTTATCAAAGACGCTAAGAACATTCAAATGTCTGTAAGAGATAACAAAGATGTAACTCCAAAAGGAGATGGTCCTAAAATGAGAGTTGTTTCTAGCGATGATTTTGAAGGTGGTATGAAAATTAGAAAAAGAAAATAATAATTAAACACAAACACAAAACATGGCTCAAGCTGTAAATTTTTCAACTAATGCTATCACTGGTGGAGCTCAATTAACTCCAGCTCCAGTTAAAGCAACATTATCTACTAACTATGTAGGTACATTTGACTTTTTGTCACATGAATTACCAGACCTTTACGAAAAAGAATTCGAGAGATTTGGTAACCGTTCTATCGCATCTTTCTTACGTTTAGTAGGTGCTGAAATGCCTTCTACTTCTGATTTAATCAAATGGAGTGAGCAAGGTCGTCTTCACGTATTTGGAACTGCTACTAAAGCAACTGCATCTACAATTACTTTCTCTGCGGCTCACAACGTACGTTTGAACCAAACTGTAGTTATTAATGATACTTCTAACGGAGTTACTATTAAAGCTTTAGTTACTGGTATTGATGTAGATGGTGTAACTGTAACTGTTGCTCCTTATAGCGCTGCTAACTTAGCTGCTTTGAGTACTACTTCAGGAGCTTTGAAAGTATTCGTTTATGGTTCTGAGTTTAAAAAAGGAACTAACGGTATGTCTGGTTCTTTGGAAGCTAAATCTGACATCTTAGAAACTAACCCAATTATCATCAAAGATAAATACGAGGTTAATGGTTCTGATATGGCTCAAGTTGGTTGGATTGAGGTTACAACTGAAAATGGTGCTTCTGGATACTTATGGTATTTAAAATCTGAGCATGAAACTCGTTTACGTTTCGAAGATTACTTAGAAATGTCTATGGTTGAAGGTGAGCCTGCTGCTGTAGGTTCTGCTGTAGCTGCTGCTGGTTACAAAGGTACTAAAGGTTTGTTCTACGAAATCGCTAATAGAGGTAACGTTGGAACAGGTGCTATCACTGAAAGAGCTGACTTAGAAAACATCATCAAGGTGTTGGATAAAGAAGGTGCTATTCAAGAGAACGTATTGTTCGTTAACAGAAAAACATCTTTCGAGATTGACACTGTATTGGCTGCTCAAAATAACTTCGGTTCAAGTGGAGCTTCTTACGGTTTGTTTGACAACGAACAAGACATGGCATTGAATCTTGGTTTTAAAGGATTTAACTTAGGTTATGATTTCTACAAAACTGACTGGAAATACCTTAACGATGCTACAACTAGAGGTTCTATCTCTGACATCGATGGTGTATTAGTTCCTGCTGGAACATTGACAGTTTACGACCAAGTTCTTGGTAAAAACGCTAAACGTCCGTTCTTACACACACGTTATAGAAAATCTGAAACAGAAGATAGAAAATACAAATCATGGATCGTAGGATCTGCTGGTGGTGCTTCTAACTCTGAATTAGATGCGATGCAAGTTAACTTCTTATCTGAAAGAGCTTTGGTTGTTTTAGGTGCTAACAACTTCATGTTGTTGAAATAGTAGTTAATAAGTTTCTTATTAATATCATTAAAGGTAGACTTCGGTTTACCTTTTTTGTTTTATATTTGCATGTACGAATTTTGATTTTTTCTCTCATTTTTTTTAAACCACTAATTAGTTTATTCTTTTTAGTGGTTTTTTTGTTTATATAAAAATAAGTTGTATATTTGCACAATGAAAAATACAAAAAACAATAGTCTACGTCACCCGCAACAAGATAATCTCTTGGGTGGAACTAGTGTGTAGTATTGTTATATAAATACATTTAAACTAAAGCCATCCATATCGGGTGGCTTTTTTTATTTCGCGTAGTGACAAAATTGGTTACGTGCCCGCCTTGGAAGCGGGAGACTGTAGGTTCGAGTCCTGCCTATGCGACAAAATACAGTATGATGCAATGGTTAGCATACGAGACTTTGACTCTCGCTATCTAGGTTCGAGTCCTAGTGCTGTAACAAATGGTGTTATTGCGCTTAATGGTAAGGCGGTTGGACTGTGAATCCAATTATATGAGTTCGAATCTCATATAACACCCAATTTAGTATAGTTTAATGGATAGAACAACAAGCTACGAACTTGTAAATGGGAGTTCGAATCTCTCTACTAAAACAAATACCGAAATGACATAAAAACGAATTGGCAGAGTATCCAGTCTTAGAAACTGGGGTTTTATGGGTTCGAGTCCCATTTTCGGTACAAATAAAATAAATTCGTACTTTTGCATCTTTAATTTTAATATAATTTAATTATGGCAAGACCAGTTACAAAGAAGGAGCTTCCTTCTAAGAAAGAATTCGAATTTAAAGATAGAGTATATCTGTTAAAAGGGAATTCAACACCAATCTCTTATATGCTTCGTTCAAAGCATTCACCAAACAAACCATTATTGTATTTTGACCAAGAGTTCAAAGTAAATCGTGCTTTAAGATGGAGTGATAATCAAACATCTCCTTTTATTGACGAGCAAGATGGATACGCTATAGCAACACCAATCATTTTTGAAAATGGTTCTTTGTACGTTAAGAAAGAACAAGTTGAGTTGCAGAAGTTTTTATCTATCTATCATCCAGATAACAACAATGCTTATTACGAGTTTGACGCTGAAGAAAAAGCAGCTGAAGAGTATGATGAGTTAACAGCTAAGTTAGATGCTCAAAATACAGTAAGAGAAATGCCTATTGAAGACTTAGAAGCTATTGCTAGAGTATTATTGAAAGGCAAGGTAGAATTAATGACTTCTTCTGAATTAAGAAGAGATATGTTGATTTTTGCAAGTAAGAATCCACAAGAGTTTACATCTTTAGTTAATGATGATTCTATTAAGTTTAGAAACATTGCTATTAGAGCGGTTCAAATGGATATCATAAATGTAAGTTCTGATGGAAGAACTGTTAATTGGAGTGGTAAAGATGGTGGTAGAATAATCACTGTTCCATTTGGTGAGAATGCTTATTCTGCACTAGCCGCATTCTTTTTGACAGATGAAGGTATGGATGTACTATCTGATATTTCAAACAAATTATAAAGCATAACGCACCCATATAGTTGTTTGACTATATGCAAAGCACTCTCGGAAGGGGGTGCTTTTTTTTTATTAACTTTGCACAAAATAAGATATTATGATGATTAACGATGTAAGAAACATGGTTGACTTTATACTGAATAAAGAAAGCCGTGGATACATAACACCTTTGCAGTTTAATACTTTTGCTAAACAAGCACAACAAGAAGTTGTTGATGAGTTTTTTTACGATTATAATAAAAGCATCGTTAGCAAAAACCAAAGAACTGCATATAAAGAACTTGTAAAAAAAGCTAAAGAAGGAATGGATGTATTTGCTGTTCCTCCGACTACTTTAACTTACGATAGTGGTAGTGGTTTATTTGTTCCGCCATCTGATTTTTATACTAGTATTAGTTTAATATACAATGGAAAAGAAGTTGAGGAAGTTCCTAGGGACAAATTAAGTTATTTCTTAACTAATACAGTTGTAGGTCCTAGTGTATTTTATCCTTCTTACATAAAGTATAATGATAAATATAAAGTTTATCCAGAGACAATACTTGCTGATGTGAAGTTAATCTACTTTAGAAACCCTAAAGATCCAAACTGGACATATGAAATGATTGGAGGTAACGCTATCTTTAACCAATCTAAATCTGGTTTTCAAGACTTTGAAGTTGGATTTGAAGACAAGTTTAAATTAATAACCAAGATACTTAAGTATGCTGGTTTAAACATAAGAGAGTCTGATGTTGTTGGTGCAGCTATTGCATTTGAAAGCAGAGATGACGCAAAATAAAAGTTAAATAAGATATGGCTCAAATTACAGATTTTGAATATTATGAGAATAGTGGAAACAACCCTAAAGATGAAAACTGGGGTGACTACCAATATGTAGCATTGAAAGATGTTATTAATAACTTTTATATGATGTACGTTGGTGATGATAAAATCATAAACGATTGCAAAAGATATGAAGTTATTTTTCACGCAAAAAGAGGATTGCAAGAATTAAATTATGATGTTGCTAAAGAAATAAAATCTTTAGAGCTTGATTTACCAGACAACTTGCAACTAGCTGTACCTAAAGATTATATAAATTACGTTAGAATTAGCTGGGTTGATGAAGACGGGAAGTTTAGACCTATAGTTAAAAATAATCAGTCTGGTATTGTAACAGCTTATCTACAAGACAATAATTATAACATCTTGTTCGACAATGATGGACAAGCTTTAGAAGGTACTTCTACAACAGAAACAAATAGCAAGAATCCAAAATCAAACAATCTTAATGATAGTGGAACTGAATACTTATATGGAAGTAGATTTGGAATGGATGGAAAAACAGCTAATCAAAATGGTACTTTTGTAATTAATAAAAACCTAGGAGTTATGAGATTTAGCTCTGATTTAATGGGTAAAACAATTGTTGTAGAATATATATCTGATGGATTATCTGATTTATCAGAGGACGAAATAAAAGTTAATAAGTTAGCAGAAAAGTTCTTGTATCAATTTATAAAATATGAGATACTAACTAATAAGTTTGGAGTACAAGAATACATAGTTCAAAGAGCTAGAAACGAATATAGAGCAATTAGAAATAATACCAAAATTAGAATGATGGATGTTCGTTATGACGAAATACTACAATCTATGAGAGGAGCAAGTAATTGGACAAAATAATATGGAGTTAAAAAAAACTTTTATAGGTGGGTTAATGAACAAAGATTACGATGTTCGATTAATACCAGAAGGAGAATATATTGATGCTGAGAATATAATAGTATCAAACTCTGAGGGATCTAATGTTGGTCTTGTTCAAAAATCTAATGGCTTAGATAAATTAACAAATATAAGTATACCTACAGACGCAATAACCATAGGTAGTGTTTCAGAAGAAGGTAACGAGTGTATTTATTGGTTTGTAACATCAAGTGTTGGTAATTTTATATATGAGTACAATATATTGGATAATAATTCATTATCTGTTATTTTATCAGATAATAGAGTTGGCGATGCAAATGTTTTAAATTTTAACTCAGAGTACAAGATAACTGGAGCAAACGTAATATACAATTCGTTTAATAAAGAAAAATTACTTATATGGACTGATGATTTAAACCCTATACGTTGTATAAACGTAAATAGAGCTAAATCACTTGCGATAAACGGTTTTAATACACAAGACATCAGTTTGTATAAAAGAGCGCCTTACAAAGCTCCTAAATGCAATCCAACGCAATTTGGTGATGGAAGTGAAAACAACATAAAAGAAAGATTTTTATCTTTTGCTTATAGATATAAATATTTAGATGGAGAATATAGTGCGGCTTCTGCGTTTAGCAACCCTCAATTTTACCCATCTAATTTTTCATTTAATTTCTCTACTCAAGAAAACCTTGGGATGATAAATTCTTTTAATGCAATCAATATTGGTTTTAACACTGGGGATAAGAACGTAACTGATGTTCAGTTACTTTTCAAAGAAAGTAACGGTACTAATATATATGTAATTGAGAATCTAAATAAAAAGAAAGAAAAATACGGAGACGACTCTGATAAAACATTTTTATTTTCAAACAATAAGATATACTCTA